CACCGACATCCACACATGTGCAAGTGAGGATAACAAGGAAAATAGCAAGTCCCGGTTGGCTACCGAGGATCTGGTGGTAGAATGTTCATACCAAGACTTCTATTATCAGGCAAATTTACCATCTCTAGACGAAACTAGAGACGTCACGTGTATTAATAACGTTGATGTAAAAATGGCCTGCGACCGACCTTACGAGGTGGGGGTCACTGATAACCAGGAGACAGCTGAGACAGTAATAGACTCTCAGGATGTTTCTACTGGTTCTTCATCAAACCTTAAAGGAGTTGAGGAACTGGATTTGATGGTATCCGAATTCGATGGTTGTTCCGAATTCAGAGGATATGTTTCCAAACTTAGGAAGCGTTATCAGGATAGATTTGTTTGTGTTTCAGTCAAGGATTTCGATAGGGTGAAGGACCCTACAGTCCAAGACGTCGAGTCTTTTAAACGAAGACACCCTCGTCTCTTGAAAATTTGGCGTAGTGAACCAAGTTGGAGAGAGATCCATCCAAAACTTTTATCATTATTTAGAGTTATTCGAGATGTGTATTTGAGTGCTGTAATCTATGGTTACTGTATATCTTTTGATGCCTTAGAGATAGGAATTTATCGTACTTGGTTTGCATGGCAGTTTCAATGCCTCAAACTGAAGTTAAATTTCCTAAAGGTTGCAAAGTACAGATTAGCAGCATTTGCATCGTATGCGAAGTTATCCAAGACGTTCCCTAAGAGTCCATTAGACTTTAGTGATGAACCGGAACTTCTACTCCATGATCTCAATTTTTGTCATTTTATTAGGAGGCAACGTGCAGACACTCAGAAAAAGAGTTGTTCACTTACACAGAAATTATGGTATATGTCCATGATTGATACAATTTGCCGCGGTGTGAAGAAAGGAGCTGATCGTCCTGATGAGGCTGACTGTCATAAGTCATGCCTGGATACAGTTGCACTTTTTACAAGATTAGATAAACCGCTTGTGACATTTAAGCAGGACAGTTTTTTAGAAAACTCTTATGAAGTAGATACAGAAGTCTTAGCTAATGAAATTCATAGAACAATCGACGAACTCTTGTGGAAGGCCCCTTCTTATGATCCACACTGGAATCATGTACCTTCTTTCTCTTCTGGCACTGGTGCTAGAAAGAAGGAGGGAGGACAGTTTACAGTTGTAAAGTCATTTGTGCCTCCAAGAGCTGAAGTTAAACCTTTAGTTGTACATAAACTAGGCTTACTTCAAGGCGATTACTCCATTATTGATTCGAATGATAATGGAGAAGTGTTCGTAGCGCCTAAAGATGTTAAGTTTAAGGAAGTTGATGATCGAGTATCATCTGCTTATCTTGAATTTGATCTTTCTGGGTACGTGAAAGATGATTTAGTTATAGATAATTTAGTCGTTGACTGTCTCAATGAACAATCAATCATACATCCAATTGGCCTTGCTGAGGCTCTGAAGGTTAGGGGTATAACAACTCCGAATCCCTTAGAGTCTTGGTTATTGAAACCTTTACAAAAATATCTAGCCAAATGTCTCCTCAGGTTTCCTGTATTTAAGGTAACGGGAGAGCCACTAACCGAAGAAATACTTAATAGCGTTTTCAAGGGAACAACCGATGAAGATGGTATATTTTTAAGTGGTGATTACGACAATGCTACTAATGAAATGAATAGTCTCTATACTCGAATTGCGATACGTTATATATGTGAGAAGTTAGATTTATCGGCACACTTTACTCGTCTGGCTGAAAGAAGTCTTTGTGACAATTTCGTAAGCTATACTTGGACTGAGAAAGATCCGTGTGATGCATCAGGTAAAATCAAGATAAAGAAAACAATTGAAGGGCAGCAAATGGAGGCCCAGCCTATGGGAAAGATTCTTTCCTTTGTAATTTTATGCATTATTAATTTCACGGTTTGCAGAATGGCATGTGAGTGTGATCAGAAGAAGAAGATCACGATGAGAAATTTTCGTGGCTTGATTAACGGTGATGATTGTACTTTTAGAATCAAAGAACCGAAGCTCTGGTCTGGCATTTCTGCATGTGTTGGTTTGTTTAACTCAATTGGAAAAACATTCGAGAGTAATGAGTTTGTGGAGATGAATTCTCGTTCATTCGTCATGCACCAAGGTAAACTTTATGAAGTCCCATTTTTAAATTTTGGACTCCTGAGGATGAAACAACGATCCTCAGTTTGTGGTGACGATACTAAACTCAGTGAGAGACTTATGAATTTAGGTCCTGTTCATAGAGATTTAATGAAGGGAATGTACTTCTGTTACGATGAAATTAACTACCTATTTAGGAGATATAATTCAGAAGTGCTTAACTCCGATGGAATGATGGGTGTACCCTTTTATATTCCTGAATGGTTGGCGGGGGCAGGGATGGATCCAGGTCCTGACCCGACTACTACTATTTCCGAGATGCATAGGCGTGTAGCCTTTAGGACTCTTATGAAAATTAAGTCGCATCCGGTTCTCCATCCAAGAGGTATTGTTAATTGCCGATTGGATCTTTTGATAAACGAGGTGATGAAAAGAGCAATAGATGAAGCCGACATAAAGTTGACTCATTCGACTCATATAGTCACGCAAGAAGGTATTAACGTTAAACTTGAGGATCAAAACCTCAAAGTTTACACCTATTTGTTAGATATTCTTTGGAGAAATCTACCCGTTGATAAAGTGTTTCAAGAAACCAATGAAACATTAGAGGAAGCTTGTGAAAGTGCTTTCTGGAGAAAGTGGAACACCAATAGGAAATTACTAATGAAAGGATATCGTGTTGCGGGAAAATACCGACCGATACCCTGGGATCGTTTATGGAAACAGTCACTTAAAGACTCGTTACCAGTAGTGGTGAGAGGTGACAGCTGTTGTCGCAAATTTGCGCAGTTTTGTGCTGAACCTCAAAGGGAAATCACGCTGGTGTTCTAAACGTG